CAATGAAGTGTACGAACAATAGCAGACCCTACAAGTCCAGTATTACCTGCAACATATACTCTACTTTCACTGTCCATAAAGCACCATATCCTCAATTAGTTGATCAAAACTTATTTTAGGTTCCCATCCTAATTTCCGCTTTGCTTTACTTGCATCTCCTAACAAAGACTCTACCTCTGCAGGACGGAAATATTTTTTATCTACCGCTATAACTTTCCTTTTTGTATTCCAATCATAACCAAATTCAAGTTCACCCTCACCCATCCACTCAATATTAAAACCAAAGAATGGTGCTGCCTTATCTACAAAATCTTTTACAGAATATTGCTCTCCTGTTGCAATCACATAGTCATCTGGTTCATCTTGTTGTAGCATCAACCACATTGCTTCAACGTAGTCTTTTGCATGACCCCAATCTCTTTTCGCATTCAAGTTACCAAGATATAAACACTCTTGTTCACCCACAGAGATTCTAGATAGTCCCCTTGTGATCTTTCTGGTTACGAATGTTTCACCTCTTCTCGGAGATTCATGGTTAAATAAAATACCAGAACTCGCATGAACACCATAAGACTCACGATAATTTTTAACTATCCAATATCCATATAATTTTGCTACACCATAAGGTGATCTAGGATAAAAAGGTGTTGTCTCTGTCTGAGGGGTTTGTTGAACCTCACCATATAACTCAGATGTAGACGCTTGATACACACGAGTCTTCATCTCCATACCTAACAATCTAACCGCCTCCAAAACACGAAGTGTTCCAAGACCATCTACCTGTGCTGTATATTCTGGTATCTCAAAAGAAACTTTAACATGACTTTGTGCACCTAGATTATAAATCTCATCTGGTTCAACATCTTTGATGAGATTTGTAACACTCATCGCATCAGTAAGATCACCATAGTGTAGATGAATCTGTTCATATATGTGATCTATTCTGTGAGTATTAATTAATGAAGCACGACGAACGATTCCATGCACCTCATATCCCTTATCTAATAGAAGTTCTGCAAGGTAGGAACCGTCCTGTCCTGTAATACCAGTAATAAGAGCAACTTTAGACATCGTGTACGTAGCAAGGCACACCTGCAGGATCTAACCATTTGGTGTATTCAAAGTCATCAATTGCAGTTTTCAACTGCATAAAGTTATCACAGAGGTACATATCTTTGTAACCATTGTGAGTGTTCCACTTCTGTATGCGATAGTCTGGTTGACCATTATCAAGTGGATCAGGCATCTTCACATACCTGTATGGATCATTCTGTACAAGTACTTCAATCATAATAAAATTGTATATACCCTATTATAAGGCATACTATACCCATAGTCAAGTAATTATCTAAAACCGTGTTGAAATAATTTTTGTACGGGAACTTGTTTAATCTTATCTACAATATCAGTTTCTATCTTATCTAATATATTAACATCAAGATCCATAAATGGTGGGATAATACCTAACATCCTAAGTAGTCCATCAACAAATAATGCGAGAGTTGTGAATCCAAGAATCATACTAATGACTGTAGCATCTCGATTATGCTTAGCCATAGACTCTTCATCAATTCTTGTTGCCTCAGCAACTGCTTCTTTTACAGCATCAGCGATGAGAACATCAACCTCTTCTTTAGAGTATGTGTACTTACGAATTTTTTCCTCTGTTACAGTTCTCTCTACAAGAACTTCACTTAAAGGGAATTCTGTGATTAATGTTTTGATCATGGTATCACATTAGTAATTTTAGTATCTATATTATACTTACTTTGTAAGTCTATCGTCAAGGACTTATGTTTTAATTTGAATACTTTCTACTTATTTATGTTGCTAATTTGAATCCACCAAATACAGCACCCCCTGCATTAAACCTAGGATTACCACCATTTATTAAACAATATCCTATAGCTTCGACATAATCTGAGCTACCATTCATAGATGCTGCACAAGTTACACTCATACCTAATCTATTATCTCTATATGAGTCATGTGGATCTATCCAAAATTGTCCAAGATTATCACTACCATTTTTTCTTATATAAGTGTGTGCCTGTTTAATATTATTAGAAACTGAACCACTCCAATAGTAATTTAAATAAAATATATAGTAACCAGAAGTTGTTGGTGTAAATCTACCATTATTAAAATTGTAACAACTATCGGTGTCAAACGTTTCCTGATCAAAATCAAGAACAACTTCAGTACCATTTGTTGCAGTGTAAGTGCTACTTCTATACGCTTGAAAAGCTGGTGAGTTTGATGCAGGAGTTGCCCACGTAGGTGACGATCCAGAACCTGCACTTGTTAATACTTGACCTGATGTTCCGTAGTTTGCACCACTCAATCCAAATGCACCATTAGATGAGATGCGAAGTCTTTCATTTGTTGCAGTTCTTAACTTTATGGTACTCTGACCACCAATCTCCAGAGTACCTCCATTTGCCATTATACAATCTACATTATTAGAAAAATTTCCATTTTGTAATTGAAGTTGACCACTGCTTAAAATACTCATTTTTTCAGAGCTAGCAACAGCAAATTTCATTTGCTCTGTACTGCTATGCTGATATTCGATAGTGCCTGGATCAGTATCACCACTATCACCAAATGTTATTTTCGCAGCGTTAGTTCCAGAACTTAATAAATTAAATCTTGGATTAGCAGACTTGATTTGAAGATGTTGATAATCATCTGGTGCTCCTCCGATTCCAATTTGACTATTTACTTGTAACTTACTTCCATCAAAAGTTAAGTTTGCCTCACCATTTAAATTAGTTCCACTACCACCAGTAATGATTCGATTATCTGAATTGTTTGATAAAGTCGCTGATCCAGCAGCACCTTGAGAACCCGTTGATCCTGTTGCACCCTGAGCACCAGTTGATCCTGTGGGTCCTGTAGATCCTGTAGCACCTTGAGCACCCTGTGCAGCGGTGGCACCTTGAGCACCAGTCGCTCCTGTAGCACCTTGTGCACCTGTAGGTCCTGTTGCACCTTGAGCACCCGTTGCTCCAGTGGCTCCCTGTGCACCAGTAGAACCAGTAGCACCTTGAGCACCTGTTGGTCCTGTTGGTCCTGTTGATCCAGTAGCACCTTGGGCACCAGTAGCACCAGTAGCACCTTGAGCACCAGTAGGTCCTGTAGCACCTTGTGCTCCTCTAGGTCCTGTGTTTATATCAATCCACTGTGCACTATTACCATCATTATAGTATATCGCTAAGTCTCCTGTATCACTTTCCCACCATAAATCTCCATTATTTACACCACTACTTGGTGCAGATGTGCTTATATGTGCCTGTGCTCCTTGTAATCCTTGATGACCTTGTGCACCCTGTGCACCTGTTGGTCCTGTAGGTCCTGTGTTACCTTGTGCTCCAACAGCTGCTGAGTATCTTATCCACTTAGTACCATCCCACTGGTACGTAACACTATTGAGTGTATACGTATCACCGTTACTAGGACTCGCTGGAAAATTAAATGCAGCCATTATCTACTTTATTATTATTTATGTTGCGATACCAACGACACCTTCAGACATCGCTGCCTGAATTATAGCAGTGCTTCCTATCGCAGTTATTGCTTCTCCCTTATCAACCTTATATTGAGTATATTTATTTGTTATTCCAATAGTTGCGATTCTGGCACGATTTGTAATAAAATTTTCAATCCAGTCTTTTTGATCAACCATTTCTGTTTGAAGTGCTAGAAATTGACCTGTTGTAATACCGACTGTATAACTTGTGTGTATCATAATTTTGAAGACTTTTGACTATTTATCCTATTAACCATCCACCCCAACCACCGTGTCTACCATCAGTAGTATAGTAAATACTTCCACTACCAGTATAGACATCTACATAATCACCAGCAGATAAAGTTCTAACATATGAACAACCAAATTGATGATATCCATTAGTACCACCACCATTACCATCATATGATGTTCCAATCTGGTCACGAGAACCATTTTTTCTTGAATAAACGTCCGCAGTGCTATTATTATTAACTTGTGTCATTCCCCAATGGAAGAAGAAGTATTGCCCATCTACAGGTGCGGTAAATCTACCAGTGCTATTGTTATAATGACTTCCGACATTACTATAAATTGCATTTGAATGACTTTTCCATACTTGTCCAGAAGTATAACCAGAATTATTAGGGGAACCAACATGGAAAGATGGTTGCAATGGTTTTTGTAAATATCCTTTGGGATGCAACTCCATCAATATGGTATCAGCAACACCAGTATCATAGTCTGGATTACCTAACCAAGCAATATGATCAGTATCATCATTTGCTCTAAGTTCAAAGTACATTCTCCTAGAAACGGGTGCGATGATTCTTGCACCTGCATCACATCCTGAAACTGCATTAGTTTGTTGATTACCGATTATTTCAAGACCGTAAGTAGTACCACCAGATTGTTCACCTTGTATTTTTACTTTTCCAATTGCACCATTTGGTTCAACGACAAGTCTTTCAGTTGCATTAGTAACAGTTCCACCAGTGGCTAAAGATACTGAACCTTGACCTGATATACTAAAATCAGAATTATTATTAAGTAGTAATCCAGCTCTATTACCACCACCGTCTGTGATGGTTATGATTGGAACGAGAGTAGCACCACCATTACTAGCTTCGTTATCAATATAAATCGGAGCATAACTTGAACTATTATTTCTAAAATGAGAAAAACCACCACCAGTTGATTTTACCTCAAATAATTCATTACTCGAAATAGATGCAGAAGTTGTATTGACGAGTAACCTACCACTTGAGTCGATGCGAACTCTTTCAGCAGTAGAACTACCATCCCAAACATTAAACATCAAATCAGGAGTAGCATCAGGATTAACAGTAATACTCGCTACATTGGTACCAGCAGAACTATATGCTTGTAATAAATTACTCGTACCACTACTTGTGTTTAATTGAACTGCAATCCCTGCTTCACCAGAATCACATTGAATAGCTAATTTTGCGTCTGATAATCCAGTAGAGCGACCTATGAGAATATCTCCACCTGATAAGATGCGAAGTCTTTCATTTGCACCACCACTATAAAATCTTAAACTATTAGAAGCTTGAAGTGCTTGATCTGATCCAGAACCATAATTACCACTTATAAGGAGAGTTTCATTTCCTCCTCCTCCAGCAGTTTGTCTTGTTAATAATAAATCACCATCTGATTTGATGCGAAGTCTTTCAGCATTATTATTAGCAGAAGAAGTGAAAAATGTTATGATTGCGTCATCTTTATTTGTAGTATCACTACCTGCTTCAATTTTTATACTTGCAACCTCAGTTCCATTCCATTGTCCTGTTATTCTTCCAATCGCAGATCCAGCAATGGTTCTATTTGCATTCCATACATTGTCTATATAATGATTTCCAGATGCTATTTGATTAAAACCTTCACCATCAGCTAGCACTGCTTGAGTTAAATGAGCTCCATCAAACTGTAAGTCTGATTCACCCTGTAAAGTATTTGCTGTTCCAGTTCCAGTAACAAGGTAATTGTTTGTATTACTGTTTATTGTTGTTGCGTTAGCTGCACCTTGAGCACCTGTTGATCCTGTGGCTCCTTGAGCACCTGTCGGTCCTGTAGGTCCTGTAGAACCAGTTGCACCTTGAGCACCTGCAGCTCCTTGAGCACCAGCAGCACCTTGAGCACCTGCAGATCCTTGAGCACCTGCAGCTCCCTGAGCACCAGTGTTTCCTGTTGGTCCTGTTGATCCTGTGGCTCCTTGAGCACCTTGAGCTGCAGTCGCACCTTGAGCACCAGTTGATCCTGTCGCACCTTGTGCACCCGTTGGCCCTGTTGCTCCTTGTGCTCCCACATCAGGGGATGTCCTATTCCACTTAGTACCATTCCATGTAAAAGTCATCCCATTCGCAGAATAGGTATCATTTACACTTGGACTATTTGGAAAATCGAATGCAGCCATTATCTATTTTTTTACTATTTATGATGGCTCAGTTGGCCAAGTCACACTTGAGATACCCGTTGGTGATGATGTATCTATTATTGGAGTGGATGTGCTTGGAAGATCTCTTAATTTTTGTCTGTAGGTTGTATAATTTGTCTTGATTCCTACAGGAACATCATCACCTTGAGTCCAATCAGTTTTTATAAGAAGTCTGTCTCTCTCCATACGAAGTAAACGCATAGGTTCTGCTATCTCAAGTTCCGAAATTTTTGCATTTACTTCCGATAAAGTTGGTTTTGTTATATCATCAGAGTGCCATTGTAATTGATCATAATCATCACCATTCAGGGTGAATTTTGCTGTTGGACATAATGATAGTAATGCTGTTGCTGTGCTAATCATCCCGAAATCTCCATTACCATAATTTCAGATGCCTGTCTAGCATCATATGAATTAGTGTTTCTATCAGGGACAGAATAATTAATTCTTGTTGCTCCGTTTGCTGAGTTATCAGGTCTACCTTGTGCCTGTACTTGATATGTTATTTCTGCAGTTGTTCCTGGCTCATCAATAAATTGTCTATGAACAAGAAATTGTTGACCATGAGAATCTTGAATACCATTATCACCTGTCGTACATACAGCTGCAATAGGTCTAACACCAGCACCTGTTCCCTGAAATAAATCTACATCAGATGTACCAGCAACTTGTCTTCTAATACGTGCGTATGAGGTATAAAAATCACCACAAATGGATATACTGAGACAAACTATAATTTTACTGCTAGAACTATGAGGAGTAATTGTGCATGCCAGTCCAGTAACATTAACAAAAGAATCATTACTGGTTACAAAGGTATCAGTTTTTTTAACACTCTCGACTTGTATGATACCACCATGTTTACCTGATGGAATACCCGTACCTGGTCTTAAACTTGAAGTATAAATGGGCATCAGACTTCCTCCATTTTAATTTTATACCTTTTTCCATTAATCCTATTTATCATGTACACAGTATCCTCTGCCTCTTGTAATGTCCAAGATCCTTCTGTTCCATCAACTTCATTTCCACCTGTTCCAACATTAGAAAGTTGAAGGTCAGCAGACCAGATATTTGCCCAACGTCTACTACTCTTACCTAAATCTTTAGAATTATCTGCTGATGGATATACATGTTGAAAATTTTCTAAACCA